CAAAATTTGGAAAAGTTTTATCAATCAGTGGCACTACGGTAGTGATTGCTAATCCAAACGAACCAGGTGGCAAAATGACAGTTGATACAGAAAAGGCTGACATTAAACCAGCACAAGATCCGAATCCAACAACAGACAGTGATTTTGTTCCTCATTTTATTATTCAACACAAAAATAGGCCTGGTTACGAGAAACAGTATCCAGACAACACCTTTGCTAGATACGGTGCTTCTAAACCAAGTAGAGATTTAAAAGTTGGGGACAATGTTCGAATAGAATCAGAAAGTGTTCAAACAGAAGGCGCACTCAACGTTGACAGAGATACAATGTCCGACGCAATCGGAGACATGGTTGAGACCTATGTGAAACGTGCACCAATAGAAGAAATAAACAAAATATTACAATTCATCAAAGCAAACAAAAAAGTTGCACCAGGTAAAGATGAAGACAGAGTTATAATGACCACAGAAGATGGTCACACTGACACAGATTCAATGCAGGCCAAAACAGCACAGATTGCCAAAGATGCAATGGCATTATATAAAATGTTTAAAAACAATCCAGGCGATGAAGAAATTATGACTTGGATCACAAACAAACTAGCAGTGGCAGCTGACAAAATTTCGTCAGTAAAAGATTACTTGGAAAATCCAACAAGAGATGATGTCACAGAATACAAACGTGTAGAAATCAAAGACAAAGCAGACTACATGGCAAAAAGAAAACACCTGCAAGATTTACAGATGGATCCAGAAACAAACAAGAATGAAAAACTTAAAAAAGAAATTATCAAAAGAAAAGCAGACTTGGAAGACGAAGCAAGAAAAATGGGACTGAAGGAAGATGCCAACACACTCAATAGATTGAAAGATGAAGTAGAAGACTTCATGGGAGAAATCAACAACACAGAGATGGGCAACTTGAACCCAACAAGGCTTGCTGATGAACTGACAGAAATACTGAATGGCACATATGATCCAGGCACTGATCCAGTAAATGATCCTGAAGCCAATGACGAAGATCATATCAGACAACAAGTGGCCAATGCAATTGAAGTATTAGAAAAAGGTGAAATTATGCCAGCCATGCAGATGCTGAACAAAGCAATAGGCGATGACGGACATGGTGTAGACTTTCCAAACGAGGATGAACTGACACTGACTGATGATGCAGACTTTCATGAAACGTTCGGAGTACTTGCTTATCCAACTGAAGAAATATGGGAAGCAGAATACAGAGGACGCAAAGTCAAATTAAACAAACCTATGCGTGGTGATGTAAAAAAATTCAAAGTGTATGTGAAAGATCCTAAAACAGGCAACATCAAAAAAGTTAACTTTGGGCATGGAGGTACTTCAGCAAAAAGACCTACAATGAGAATTAGAAAAAATAATCCAGCAAGACGTAGATCATTCAGAGCAAGACACAACTGCGACAATCCAGGACCTAAAACAAAAGCAAGATACTGGAGTTGCAGAAAATGGTAAAGTTTAACGACATAGCAATCACAGAAGAAGAATTCGAAAAATTAGCAGAAAAGAAAGATGCCTGCTATCACAAAGTAAAATCAAGATATAAAGTTTGGCCTTCAGCCTATGCCTCTGGTGCTCTAGTTCAGTGTCGTAAAAAGGGTGCGGCCAACTGGGGTAACAAGAGCAAGTAATGAGAGCAATAGAAATTTCAGAAAAGTGTTGGGACGGATATCAAAAGAAGGGCATGAAGACCATGTTCGGAAAACGTGTTCCCAACTGTGTCAAGAAAGAAGATCTAGATCAAATTGATTATTGCATCAACTGTGAAGAACTTACATTTGGTGATCTCGATGAATCAAATCATTCTGGACTCAGAAAATGGTTCAAAGACAAATGGGTAAGATTTGGACCTGATGGAAAAATCAGAGGAGATTGTGCTAGAGGGTCTTCAAAAGAAGGCAAACCTAAATGTTTACCAAGATCAAAAGCACAGGCACTGGGCAAAAAAGGCAGAAAATCTGCGGCCAGTAGAAAACGTAGACAAGACCCAAACAAAAATCGACGCGGAAAAGCAAAAAACGTAGCCACCAAAAAGAAATAGTGATATATACTAGTATCCATGGCATACTTGAATCATAACCTACCACCTTTCACATGTTTGATAAGAGATGAGTACATGTACGATCATCAAAAAGGTCACGGCGATTTTTCTGTGGCAGAAGTTCATTCAGTTGCATCCATGGAACACAAAGTTCCATTGTTTGAAGCATTGATGGAAAATGGAGTAAACTGGACACGCAGACCTATCATGGCATTCTGTTGGAAAGAAGATGCTCCTGTACATCCTATAGAAATGCATCAATACTGGAACTGTTTTTCCCCTTACATTGATGTAAATGTGCGACACAGATTGGCAAGACGCAGAGCAGAATTGATTGATTTGCATGGTGGCAGACATTGGGGCGAATACATGTTCACACTAGATTGGTCTTGGGAAAATCATGCTGGCAACACAGACTGCAATTTTGCAGAAGATCCTGAACACAAATGTGGCCACACATTTAAAATGGATGATGGAAACTTTTTCATTTATCCAAACAACAGAATTGTGTGGACTGATGATGCATACATCACAGACAGACTCACACGCAATCCAGGATACAAAATTGATCAAACAGTGTACACAGTTGAAAACAAAAGAACTGGCGGCACTTCTGATGACTACATGACCGAGTTTGGATCTAAAGGAGCCTCATACAAGGATACTAGTGAATTCAATAAATATGACAAAGACAACTCGGACGCGATGTATGGTGAAGATTAAAGAATTTGTACAAGTAGCAAAACAAATTGCAAAACCACAATCTCCAGGCAGTCGTGGTCTTAAGAAAAACAAAGAAGGCTCTGTAAGATATTTCAGTGCTGGCATGAAAAAACAAACTAGAAATCAATAGACAAATTCATTATTACGTTGTATAATAATTTTTTCAAAGGAGACAATTATGGCAATAGCAAACTTTAGTTCTGATGATCAAGCCAAGATTAAACAGATCATTCAGCAAGGCACAAATGTAAAACAAGAAGTACAAGATTTAAATGAAGGATTGCGTGACACAGTTAAAGCAGTAGCACTTGAACTTAACATAAAACCAGCAGTACTGATGAAAGCAATTAATGTTAGATTCAAAGACAGTGCGGCAGCTGAACGTGAAGATTTCGAAGACTTAGAAGTATTATTAGACATAGCAAGATAAGGAGCATACATGAAAAAAGAAATAAAAACCGAAATGCGTAAGTGGATCCAAGATCCAAAAAACGAGGATGACCTATTTCAAATTATAGACTTTTGGGAGGATTTGGGAACTACACCAATGAATGCCTGGTGTAAATTATTAGACCCCCAATTGGAGAATGGGTCGATTACTCATGCGGAACAGGATACATACGCACATTTTATAGCTAGAATTGCCAAGGACACATTATTAAAAAGAGGATATACATGGGGGGAATATATATGAAATATATTATTACACTATTAGTTTTTTTATTTGTTACACCAACATACGCAACCACTATTGAAATGTTGAACAAAAGAGACGATGGGGCTAAAATGGTTTACTCACAAGACATCGTGCAAGTTGATCCTGGCACAGTGATTACTTGGGTACCAACAGCAAAAGGTCACAATGTAGAATTTGTTGCTGGGCCAATAGGTGCAGAATTACCAAAGAAAAGCAAGATGAATGCAGAAACAAGCCACAGTTTTGATATGCCAGGCATATACTACTATGTGTGTACACCACACAAAGCTATGGGCATGATTGGTTTGGTTGTTGTAGGCAATGATGTCTCTAACAGGGAACAAATTGCAAAAGTAAAAGCAGTAGGAAAATCAAAGAAGAAATTAGCAGAGTTACTTGATTCTTTATGAAACTAGACACAATCTTAAAATGGTTAGCAACGTCAATTTTAATTGTAGGTACAGGCGTTAATGCTTTCGGAATATATCCGTTAGGTGCTATCATACTTGCACTAGGAGGTCTCATATGGCTGGCTGTTTCTTGTATGTGGCGTGAACCGTCTTTGATTGTGACCAATGCTGTTTTATTCCTTGTAGGCTCAGGAGGAATCGTGTTAAACTATATCACATGAGTTACGTAGACGCATTATTTGACCGAGAAGCAGACAAGATATCTGTGGTAGAACGCAGAGAAGGCAAGAGATATTTCACAGAATATCCTGCTCGTTATGTGGCATACTATGATGATCCCAAAGGCAAATACAAAAGCATATATGGTAATCCAGTCAGTAGGATAGCCACCAAACAGGGCAAAGAATTCAAACGTGAATGTGCTTTTCACAAAGACAAAAAAATGTATGAGTCAGATGTAAATCCAATCTTTAGATGCTTGGAAGAAAACTATCTGGGCAAAGAGACTCCAAAATTGCAGTGTGCGTTTTTTGATATTGAGGTAGATTTTGATCCAGCAAAAGGTTATGCCAAACCAGCAGATGCATGGTCTCCTATAATTTCTGTCACTGTGTATTTGGATTGGTTAGATCAATTGATTACTCTTGCAGTACCACCCAAGAACTTTCCTAATCCAGAAATTGTAGAACAACAATTTGAAAACACAATGTTGTGTCCAGATGAAGCAGACATGTTGGACAAGTTTATCACAATCATAGAAGATGCTGATGTAATATCAGGTTGGAACTCAGAAGGATTTGATATTCCATACACTGTGCATAGAATTGCTAAAGTGTTGAGCAAAGACGACACAAGACGTTTGTGTTTGTGGAACACATTTCCACGCAAAAGAACATTTGAACGTTTTGGCAACGAAGAAGTCACATATGATATAATAGGCAGAGTGCATCTGGATTATATGCAACTGTATAGAAAATACACATATGAAGAAAGACATTCATACGCATTAGACTTTATATCCAAGCATGAACTGGGGGAACAAAAGACTCCTTATGAAGGCACACTGGATCAATTGTACAACGAAGACTTTGTTAAATTTATAGAATACAACAGACAAGATACAGCACTGCTGGGCAGACTTGATGCCAAACTTAAATTTATTGATCTTTCTAATGAACTTGCACATCAAAACACTGTGTTGATACAGACCACAATGGGTGCTGTGGCAGTGACTGAGCAAGGCATCATCAATGAAGCACACAGACGTGGTATGGTTGTTCCTGACAGAGTAAGGCGTGAACCAGGATCAGATCCTGCGGCAGGTGCCTATGTGGCATATCCTAAAAAAGGATTGCATGATTGGATTGGATCCATTGACATCAATTCACTTTATCCAAGTGTGATCAGGGCATTGAACATGGGAAATGAAACTATTGTTGGACAACTGCGGCAAGACTTGACTGAAGACTTTATAGATGGAAAGATGGCACAAAAAGTAAGTTTTGCAGGTGCATGGGAAGGCCAATTTGGCACACTAGAGTATGGTGCTGTCATGCGTAAAGACAGAGCACAAAGCATCACAATTGATTGGGAGAATGGAGAGTCCAATATACTCAGTGCGGCAGAAGTGTATGATTTGATCTATGATCAAGGCAATCCATGGTTCTTGAGTGCAAATGGCACAATTTTTACACATGAATTTGCAGGAGTGATTCCAGGCTTGTTAGAACGTTGGTATGCAGAAAGAAAAGAAATGCAAGGCAAACTACAACAGGCAATTGATGCCGGAAACAAAGTAGAACAAGAGTTTTGGGATAAAAGACAATTGGTCAAAAAAATTAATTTGAATTCACTGTATGGTGCATTACTCAATCCAGGTTGTAGATTCTTTGACATAAGAATCGGTCAATCAACAACATTGACTGGCAGATGCATAACA